GTTCTTTGGGAAATGGGGCAGCTTGCTGGAGTAACTGGTGACTGCTTTGTAAAAGTAGCTTATGAAGACCCTTATGTTGATCCAATTGGGATAACCAACGAAGGGCGTATTCGTGTTATTGCTCTAAACCCAGCTCACTGTTTCCCTGAGTACCACCCTCATGACCGTGATCGTTTATTGAGATTTAAGTTGAAATATCGTTTCTGGGGAACCAGCCCTGAAGGTACTCGTCAGGTTTACACGTTTACTGAAATCCTTACTGACGACTCAATTGAGCAATACATCAATGATGAACTTGTTGACCAATACCCTAATCCTATTGGGCATATTCCGATTGTGCATATCCCCAACATGACCATTTCTTCATCCCCTTGGGGACAAGCTGACATTTGGGATATTATTCCACTCAACCGTGAGCTGAACGAAAAAATGACTGAAGTATCGGACATTATTAACTATCATGCCGCACCAGTAACAATTATTACTGGTGCTAAGGCAAGCCAGTTGGAACGTGGTCCTAAGAAAGTTTGGGCAGGTCTTCCTAAGGAAGCTAGTGTTTTTAACCTTGAATCAAGCGGAAACATGGCTGGGGCTTTGGAGTATATTACGTTCCTTAAAAGAGCTATGCATGAACTTACAGGTGTACCTGAAACAGCTCTTGGACAGTTCCAACCAGTATCTAATACTTCTGGTGTAGCTCTTGCTATTCAGTATCAGCCTTTAATGAATCGTTTTAACATGAAGCGTATTCACTTTACTAAAGGACTTGAAAAGATTAATGAACTGATTATTAGAACAGCAGCTATTTTTACGCCTGAAGCTCTGATCTATAACCCTTCTACTACAGAGCAGCCTGAGATGGATCAATTAACACAGCTTGATCCAGCTGATCCTTTGACTTACCGCACAACAGTTCACTGGCCTGAACCACTACCAGTTGATGTGCTTATTAAGCTTAATGAAGCCCAAGCTAAAATGGCTATGGGTCTTGAATCTAAAGAAGGCGCTATGCGCATGCTTGGCGAGGAGTTCCCACGGGAAAAACTTGCTGAGATATTTGAAGAACTCCGTGATGACGCTGTTGACCAGGGTGCGCTTGATATGTTGCGCGCTCAGATCAACCAAGCAGTCATGATGGCAACAGGCTTGTTACCCGGACCAGATGGCACCAGCACGGTACCCTCTGGAAATGGTAATGTAACAAGTGCAGGTTCACCACAAGGACAAGGGGGCCCCTTACCGGGCACTCAAGCCATGGGTGGTCCTGTAGAAGGAATGGTAAACAATATTGTTGCAAAGGCATACGGAGCTAGGTTAGCCCAGCGTCGTGTTCCTGATGAAGAATAAAATTGTCGTTTTAAATCAGCTATTAACAGCCCAACTAGAAGAGGTTAACTTATGTCAAAGTTTGAAGATGGTATTCAGGTACCCGCAGATCCGGTAGACACACCGGCACCAAAGGTACAGGAAGAAAAGTACTTCTCTGAGGAGGACATTCAAAAAGTCCGCCAGCAGGAGAAGGACAAGATGTATAAGCGTCTTGAAGATGCTGATCATCGTGTCAAGTCCATGGAAGAACAGCTATCAGTACTTAGTTCTGATCGTGAAAAAGCCATTAAGGAAGCGGCAGATCGCGCCAAGAAAGAAGCAGAAGTGCTTCGTCAGCGTGAAATGGAAGAGCTTTCTGCAAAGGATCTTCTCTCAAAACGAGAAGATGAATTCAATCAGCGTATTAACCAGGTTGAGCAAGAGTGGGGCCAGAAGTTTTCCGAACTGGAAAAGCAACGCCAAGCTACCGATGCAATGCTTGAAAAAGAACGTTACCTTCAGCAGCTAGAGTCGTATCGTCAACGACGTATCCAGTCTGAGACTGACACGATTATTCCTGAGCTACGAGATCTTGTAGCGGGTAATAGTGAAGAAGAGATTGAACATAGCATTACAGTACTTCGTGATCGAAGTACTGCTATAATTGAATCAATCCAGCAAGCGAGCCCCCCTCGTTTGAAAGGGACGACAACTACGGCGCCCCCCTCTGGACCACTGGACAACCAAACGGACTACCAAACGGTCAGCGCGGAGGATATCCGCAATATGCCGATGGATCAATACGTAAAAATGCGTGAAAGACTTATGTCAGCAACACGGGCTCCTAGAGGCCGTTACTAGTAATTAAACCCAACAACCTATCCATCGGAGGATATTAAAATGGCATTACCCGCACCCGCAGGTGGAGCAATTACCGGAACAGGTACTTATACTGGTGGCTCAGGCAACCAGGTCACAGGATACACTGACGGTAGTTCGGCTCTATCTCCCGCAATCCAGCAAATTTGGTCAAAGGAAATACTTTTCCAGGCTATGCCGGTTCTACGCTTTGAACAGTTCGCTGTGAAGAAGACGGAACTCGGTGTTATGCCAGGTTTGACCATCAACTTCATGCGCTACAACAACCTTACGGTTGATGAATCAGCTGGAGCTAACTTGACTGAAGGTTCACGTATGGAACCGTCAGCTTTGTCAGCTAGCCAGATTCAGATCACCGTGTCAGAACAGGGTAAGGCTGTTGCCGTTACCGAATTGTTGCTCAATGCATCATTCGATGACGTCATGGCTTCGTCCTCACGTCTGCTTGGTCGTCACATGGCACAGAGCATGGACATTCAGGCTCGTAACACCCTCTACAAGAACGGTATCCCGTTCGGTGGTGGATCAGCTGTTCCTCCGAGCGTTGTGTTCGGTCGTACCGCAGCTTCTACTCGTGGCGCAATCAGCCCGTACGATGCAGGTACCCTTGGTACCGCTTCGTCGCCTGGTTACTTGAGCCCCGCATCCATCAAGGACGCAGTTGAAGTCCTCGCTGGTCAGAACATCCCGCGTTTGGGCGACACCTACGTGTGCTTCGTTCACCCGTCGCAGAGCCGTTCGCTCCGTGACTGGCCGGAATTCATCGAAGTCACCAAGTACGCTGCTCCGGGCAACTTCATGCTCGGTGAAATTGGCCGCTTGTATGACGTCGTGTTCATTGAAACCACCCAGGTTAAGAAGGGCTTGGATGCTACTGCAGCCACTGCTCCTCTGTACGGTATGGGTTCAACCCTTGACACCAGTGCTACTGCTGGCTTCCAGGAAAATGCCGATTCTTACAACGCCATCATGATTGGTGACAACTCCTTTGGTCACGCCATCAGCCTTCCGGTTGAATTGCGTGACGGTGGTGTCATTGACTTTGGTCGTGAGCATGGTCTTGCCTGGTACGCCATCTGGGGCTTTGGTGTAATCACACACGAGTCGCGTGTTATTCTCAACACGCTTGGTGGCGCCATTTCCTGAACCTAAAAAAGGTAAGGAATCGTAACCCATTTAAGGGTACGAATGGTGTAATATGGGTGGGGGCAGAAACCCCCACCCATTACCATTTATAAGCACATAACAACAAGGAGATATCATGGCTCGCAAGATTACGACCACCACAAATTGGGCAGAAGCAGTAGAAGGCGATGAAGTAGTCATTGACGAACCCGTCATTGTTTCTTCGTCTGATCCCAACTTTGTAAAAGCAAGAGTTAAGGGAACATGGATTATGTTCTGGGGTCAAGACAAGTTTGATTTTGTTGACGGAAAGAGTTACAAGTTGCCAAAAGACTTGTTCAACTACCTCCGTAATAACGGTAACATTTACGACACTATGGCTTGAGGTATACATGCCCTTCATAATCCCTAACGCTACCGATATCGATGGCAGTAAGTTTATTGCCCTTGATCAGTCTGAACCAGATTCTCTTGATTTTCAAATATTAGGAGACCGTTCAACGGGTGTTCTCACAGGTTGTGCTGTATCAACAGTGAATGGTACAACTATTAAGGTTGATCAAGGTGCGGTTGCTATACAAGGGGTTGTCCATAATGTTCCAGTTTTTAACCAAATAGATTTACCTACTGCACCACTAACTACCACCTACAGGTTTGATGTAGTTGTTGCACGTTTAAATACCACAACAAACATAATTTCTATAGTGGTAATTTCAGGAAATGAAAGCACAACTAATCCAACTTTTCCTAAAACACCAAGCAGACTAAACAGCCTTGTTGGTGTAGATTACATAAACATTGGTAATATTACTGAAAATAACCCAACTACTGATGTTGTACTAGCTACAGTTTTTCGTAATGCTGCTGCTGCAATTTCTAATGCATGCATAGTAGACAAACGGGTTAACGTTCCATCAACTACTAGTTTACGCGGGTCCACAAACCCTGATAATACTATTGGTAATAATGGAGATCTGTATTACAGAACAACTGAGGTTGCTTCATCTTCTGGTGTTTTCATTAAAACAAATGGAACTTGGGTTGAGTTACTACTTCAAAATAACTCTGGTTCAGTTACACCAGTTGGCTCCATCATTATGTGGCCAAGTAACGTAACAACCCCTAACCCAACTGGTAAAACATTTTGGTTAGAGTGCAATGGTGACTATGTTTCTAATACAAACTACACTGAGCTAAAGAATTTACTAGGGGAAACATACGGACCGTACGTTGGCACAACCTTTAAATTACCTAACTTATCAAGTGGGTTTATTCAAGGATCAGGAACTGCAGGATCTACTGGTGGTAATAGTTCAGTATCTATTGCAGAAAGTAATTTACCTGCACACAAACATGGTTTAAATGCCCACCAACATCCTGTTGGAAGTCATGCTCATACAATGAATCATGATCACGCAGACCAGGAAACTAAACTAGGTGGAGTACACACCCACATTCCAGAAGTACAAGACGGTTATAACCAGCCAGGTACTACTGGTGGTTTTGTTACTAGATTAACTGATTATATAAATGGCACTTATACAGTTGCCAATGGTACAGTCTATGGGGATACTGGATATATAGTCCCATACTCTTATACCAATGATGGATTAGCAGATGGCATTGATGCAGCTGTAGGTATTGTTCCTACTGCACGTGGAATGCAAGTCCATTACACTACAGGATTAAAAAACTCAATATCTCATAAACATGATATTGATTTTGATACCTATACTGGTGATACTGGAAGCCTAACAACAGCCACAGCTAGTGCTAATACAGGTGTTAGCACTGGAGATACTGCAAATAGTACTGGAACTGGTGACGCTTTATCGGTTATTCCTCCTTATGTAACCATGCGTTGGTTTATACGCGCGTTATGATAGAAAAACTTCCAAAACCAACTGGTACTCCTGATCAAATACGAATTAGGCGTATAACAAGTGTTGGCGCAATGCGCCCTGAACAACCAGCTGTAAACCAACCAATACAGAAGACTGTGCCAGGTCAAGACTCCGCTGACACCCCTACTTGAGATAGACTGGTTATATGGCAACACAGGCAGACATTGAGACTATCGCAAGGACCTACCTCAGGGATTTTCCTAAGTTCTTTCAAACATCCTTTGATGTTGTTGGACGCACCTACGAGTTAGACCATATTAATATTGACTCTGAATCTTTATGGGTAGCTGTTTATTTGTCTGGTGCTGGTTCTGCTTCAGTCTTATCACCAACGCAATATAGTGTTGATGAACGTAATGGAATTTTAAGGCTTGCAGGAACGTATTCAAGTAGCACTAAAGTTATGGTTGAGGGTTATTATTATGAGTGGGTTACCCCTACTGACCTGGCTTTTTACTCTAAAAGAGCATTAGATAAACACTTGCATACACTTCATCTGCCTGTTGAACAACTTTCAGATGTAGTTATTGACGCAATTGGTATTTCAGCTATTTGTGAAGCTCTATGGGCTCTAATGACTGAGTACAGCCGAGACATTGATGTAATTACATCTGAGTCTGTGCATATCCCAGCAAGCCAACGTTTTCGTATGGTTCAATCATTACTATCCCAATGGGAAGCTGAATATAGACGTCATGCTACAGCACTTAACATTGGTTTTGACAGGCTTGAAGTAATGAACCTTCGTCGCACTTCAAGAACTACCAACAGACTTGTGCCCCTTTACAAAGCTAAAGAACTTGGGGATTTCTCACCATTGGAACGTCAATGGCCCGAAATTGATGAAGGTATTGTTAGCCCAGAAACTAAGGGAGATAAGCTACGTGAAGACGTGTATATAGATACTAACCCACCATCGGGTGCTACTACGAATTCGTTTTACTGATGAACCTTCATACAGAGCTTTCCCTAATTAATAAACATTTTAATAAAAGGCATAAAGAGGCCGGCCAAGAGTACCTAGTTTGGTATGAATTCTTACCATTAGGGACTAGCGCCAATACTACAAGTATCTATGATGATGTTTATGATGAATCACCAAGTGGTACAGGTGGTCGTAAGTATAAACCCGGGGTAGTTCTACCAGCACTTCTAGCTTCTGAAACTGAAGACCAGAGAAGGTCCATTCCTGAAGGTAGATTAACTTTAGAAACAATGAACTTGTTTATACCTATTAATGCTATGCGTAACGCAGGTATTGAAACAGTTTGGGAGTATAGAAACCACCTTAATGACATATTTTTGTATGATGGTAGATTCTTTTCAGTGTTTGACTATGCTGTTCGGGGGCGAGTAAAAGGTGAAGTTTTTGTCCTTATTCAAGGACAGGAACTTTATGTTGACCAGGAGTTTGTTAACGACAGTAACTTTCCTGAACTGTCTTCCAATAACCTTCCATGGCCTGCAGCCTTACCTGAGATAGGCTAAAATTATAGTAGCTACAACGTGCGTTGTAGCAGTCAACGCCTAGAATTGTTAGAGGTCCTTATGCCTGGACAAACTGCATACCCCACATCTCTTACACATTCTTCAACTAAAGGCGTTGTTCCCCACGCAATGGCTAATGTCATGAAAACCCTAAAAGAAGTTGAAGCTTCTATAAACAAGGCTGTTAAAAAGTATCAGACTAAACTCAGAAAAGATGCAGCTAGCTCATGGGGTGCAGAAATAGCAAAGACTATTAAGGTTACTTTTGACTCTAAGTCAATGACTCTAACAATTAAATCTGATCACCCAGAAGCTGAACTTCTAGAATCTGGGGATTCTGAAAACCCACCTAAGCCCGTATTGCGGTCAGCTGCAGTAAAAGCACAAGCTGAGTTAGTTCCCTTAATTAAAGAACAGTTCCAAAAGATAGGTATTAGATAATGCCTAACAAGGGATTTTTGCTTGCAGAAGATGCTGCTGTTAAAAACAGATTTAGTAATTTAACTGTATCTGATGATAGAAACCAAGAGCGCGCGGTTCAAGTTTTCTTTAGGTACCCTGAAGGGGAAACTGAAAAAGCATACCCTTTTATTACTATAGAAATGGTAAACCTAAGCCACGATACCCGCAGACAGCTGTCTGAGACTAACTATTACTATAGTAATACTGTATCTGCTTCAAATGGTAGTTCGTACATAGATTACTACCCATCTGAAATGACCTCCTCTGAGTTAGCCAGTTTAAATATTGCTAATCATGCTCTTAAAG